GATTTGGTAGCTAACATCAAGTGTTTCATAAGTAAAAGGAACTTTTTCTGCTTGTAATGTAGCTGCTATTGCAGCTTCAAACTTACTTCTAAAATTCGTCTGCTCCGACTGTTTCAAACCCTGCTTTCGCTTTGGGCTTTTCCTCTTCGATGGTTGCTTCTTCTGTTTCAAAGCCATAGCCTTGGGCGGTTTTGATGTATTCGACATGGTTGTGAATGATTACTGCTTCTGGCTGGATCTTTATACCAACACCAAAAGCTGCTGTTTCCCATCCACTACAACGCATATTGACTTGACCAGTTGTACCAGGACCACACTTGTTTACCTTCTCCTTCTGTTCTTCTGTCATAGGAGAACCATCAGCATTGAATAATACAGGTGGTCTTTGCTTCCACTGTGAACCATCTGCCCTGACTCCACCTCCTTTCATCTTGGTTTTTACTTTGAAGTATGGCTTACCATCAACTTCAGTAAACTCCCAAGGTAAAGAAGCAAGCTTAAATTTTTTATTTGGATTAGCTGTTTTTAGTTGTGCCTTCCATCTTTCTAGTAAACCACTAAGTTGTTCTTCAACTTCAGTAGCATCATCTGGATTAATAAGACATTCAACTTGCCAAATACCTGACGCATCGAATTTTGTATCAGGTTCAACCAGCCATGCAAATTGAAATAAGCACACTGGTGTTGTGATGTTTAAAACTTCTGGTTTAATCATTTGGAAATTTCAGTTAGAGTTTTCTTTTATTTGCATCCATGTTGGATGTATCACTGATAGTACCGTAAGAAAATCACTTGTCACGTTTTTCTTTAATTAAACACATATGGTGCTAATAAAACTTCACACACATCAAAATCCCCTATGTCTGGTGGTATGGGTAGCTTGCTTGGATCATCTAATTGTTCAACTGCTTGCTGATATAAATCTTCTAATAAATTTTTTTTATACATATCAACAAAGCTTTCTTTTACATAGCCTATAAACTCTTCAATGTGTGCAGCAGTCGAACCAAAACAATCGTGAATAGTACAAAACTGATTAAGACCACTAGCTTTACTTTTTGTCAACGCTAAATGTACATTAGCAGCATCTAAACTATGAACAAAGTTTGCAGCAAAACTCTGTGTAGATTTTCTTTTGTCAACTTCTTTTGTATCAGTAAGAAGTGACAACTGTACAGTGCTAGTGTGCAGTTTCGTGCGTATTCTTTTCATATTAAAGTTGTAATATTGCTGTTTAACATAAAAATTAGATGGTGTAATCCATGATATATTTTTTTCTTCCTGACCAAAACATCTTGCAATGTCTGATAAATATTTCATAACTGTTATACATTTAGGGCAAATATTATTTACACTTTTCTCTATAATTTTTGCAAGATAATGGTTATGTAAAAAGCAATCTTTATCCCAAGACAACTCTTCATCATTACTTACAAAATAATCTCGAACAGCAGTTGCAATCCCAAAAGTCTTACCACTGTAGGGAATCATCATCACAGGTTTTTTTATCATCTTTCTTGTAATTAATTCGTGATGCTTATACCAATCTTCAGCAAGGCATTGTTCATAACTTAGATCACGAAGCTCTTTTATAACTTGATCTTTTACATCTTCATATAAGTCCTCTACCTGGTCATAGTTTTTTAGATTTACTTTTGCTGCAAGATCATTATCAAGAGACATGGCTGCAAAATGTTGAAAGCCATTGTTTGTACCATCAAGTAATACAGGATGCTTACTTACATAGCCATAGCCCTGATCCAATAGCTCGTTGAAGTCCAAACACCAACTAAGAAACTGCCAAGGCTCGTCTGCCTTACTCCATATGCTGATATAAGATTCTGGATTGCTTGCTATCTGCCTAGCTAAAGCTTCACCCTCTGTCTTAGACCATTCAATACGTTCTTCATAACTGCATTTGCTCATACCCCATGAGTTAGCACCTGCTATACCCAACCAATTCTTTGCTTTCTCATCTGTTATTGCTGCACCCTCCGCAAATCTATGTAAAGATCTAGCTAAATCATTACCTTGTGGGTTAAAAATACCTGATACATAATAGATTCTGCCTGTAAAATCTGCCTGTGTAACGTGATAAAAAGGTTCTTCTGCAAACTTGGTAGCAGTATCAAGCAACATAATACATTGATACCTTTTCATTCGATCATGTGCATTTTGATCATGTCTTAATACTTCTTCTCTTCTCCACCAAGATCTTGAGTCTTCATTAGGAGCAATTTCAAGAACAGTTGTATTTATCTCCCACTTTGTTTGTTGAAGACAATTCAGTGCTGTATAAAGTGCTGTTGGTTCTCTTTTTGTTACTTCTTCATGGTAAGTGAGGTCTTTTGATTTGATTGCCTTGATATGCCTTAATCTTTTTGTATGGAAACCACCTTCAGTAGTGCTAGTCCAATCAATCGGTTGCTCTACGCATGGTTCATACAGTGGATAACAAGCTAATCTATTTTTGCGTTGTCGTTTTATCCAATCCATAGTGCCTTGCGTAAATTCAATATATGTTTTTGATTGTTTACCTGATCTGGTAGTCGAAAGTTTTACCATGCCAACGGCACTAATCATTATATCTATAAGCTTCAAACCAACCTTTAGTTTGTCCTCCTTTGACCACGATTTGAAAACAAAACCTCTGTTTCTCATGTGACCCATCATCATATTGCGTCTATACCTTTGATGATTGGTATCTGATATATGTTGCTTGACGGTTGTAAAATGTTTTTTATCTTGTTGTTCAAACAAATTAAACCTCTGTTCATCTTCAAGCATATGCCCCACTTGAAGTGCTACCTGTGTAGCTGTTTTCTTTTGGGAAGCACCATCAATAACACCTTTGAAAGTAATAAAAGCAATAACATCTACATTTTTAAATTCATGTAGCTTTACTGCTGCTGTAGCTTTAACCCCTGGTGTACCTCTCCAAGCTCTATCAAGAAACTGTTGTATGGCATCAACAAAAGGTAGAAGACCAGCTTTAATCATGGTCTTTGCATAATCTGTTTCTGATTCTGTACCTTTAGATAAGTTGTTGTTGATGTTGCGTTGCCGTCTGTCAAAGCCACGACTCCACATCCGATCTTCTAAATCAGTTTGCTTACTCATTTATTATCCTTATCATTTCTTCTAGTTCTTCTAATTTTCCTACTGCATATTCAATCATCTTTCTCATACCATTTTTAAGTTGTATGTTGTTTTCTTTTTCAGCTTTATCGGTAAGGTGTTTTATATAAATCTCTTTGTTAGTAATCTCAGTGGTAAGAGAATCAAGAATAAAATCTTTCTGACTATCAGTAAACTTCATTATTTAACCTCCTCCTTCATAGTTTCCCTGCAAGTTTTTAGGAATCTCTCTTGAGATTTATTTAATTTTTTACATAATTCTTCGTTCTTTTTTCTCTTTTCTTTTTTCCACTCTGAATCTTTACCTCTTATTGGTTTTGGATATTGCGTAGCCAAAAAAATTACTGCAAGTCCATAAGCCTTAAGGATAAATCCGTAGTCTTCCATTGTTAATTTTATCCAATATTCTTTTTTATCCATCATTATTTAACCTCCTTACCATTTGAGTATTGAGAAATAAGTTGTTTTAAATCAGCTAGCAATTCATCGCAGTGGCCACGCATAATATCAAGAGATTCTTTACCTTCATCAATAAGTTTGGCAAGTTCTTCTACACTGTATTCTTTTGTGCTAAAAGTTTTACCACAATCTTTGCAGGTTCTAGACCGCCAAACAAATGCAGAAGCCCTTTCTCTTGTATGTTCGACAACAGTATTGTCGCTGTTGCAGTTAGGACATTGAATCATTATTAGTCTCCTGTTTTTCTGTAATTACATATTTATTCAGAATATACTTTTGATAATCTTTTTTAAATTGAATAATACCTTTGCCTTCATCAGATTTATAATCTGTCATTCTTCTAGTTAATCCATAGCCATTTTCACATTTTTCTATAGTTTTTCTATCAGGAAAATATATAGGATTAAAATTATTTTTTATAAACCAATCGTGAGTGTAAGAAAATAAATCAGTTTTTTCATATATCTGTTGTACAAGTTTTTCTATAAGTGACTCACTAGGACAATATCTAGAAATAGTATCAGCTATTTTGTACCATTCTCTAGGGCTAAAACATTCTATTCTCATTGATCTTCCTCCCTTGTCATGTGTAGGTATTTAGATTCAAGCTTTTCAATACAAAGATCCCAGGCATCCTGTTCACTTATGTCTAGCTTCTTAGCAATAGACCTTGCAAGCTCCCTTAAATGATTAACTATTGCTGTTAGGTTGTATGGATAATCAGACATTAGTCCACCTCCTCTAGTTGTTTTTTTTGATAACCAATTACGGTATCAACTAATTCATGGATTAATTCTTCTGGAATATCTCTCTCAATAACTTTTTCATCTATTAACTTACCAATATGTATGCAGATAAGACTAAGTTCGGCATCTGTAAATTGCATCTATCTATCCCCTCCTTCATGTTCAACAATCTCCTTTTCTAAATTTGCTGCCATGAGTGATGCTTCAAACATCTTTTCAATTTGCTCGGCAGTCCTCCATAATGGTTGCTCAAGCATTGGAATTGATTGCTTTAGTAGTAGGCTATGTATAGTCCACTGTTCTCTTGTTAAAGAGATACTAATTCTCAAAGAGTCATTAGTTTTTGTTTCTTTTTGTGTCATAAAAAATAATAATCTGGGATAAAGGTTCAGTGAAGAACCCATAAAAACTATTACAAAAAAGTTTTTAAGAGTCCATCTAAAAGTTGGCCAAGGATAATACAGCCAGGAATAATAAAAAATAAAAAGAAGAAAGAGCCTAGAGTTAACTAGGCGTGGTTAATAAAGTTTTTAAGAAAGATATACAAGAGAATAACTAAGCATATCCAAACAATTAAAGAAGTCATTCTTCTTCTCCTGATTCAATATCAGCTAGTGAAGAATCTTGTATCAATGCAAGTGTGTCATTAATTGCATCTTCAAATTCTTCTGAGTGGCCTATGTCTAACCCTATGTTGGTTAAGGCATCAAAGTATTCGTAAATAGTCATGAATCATTCTCCTTAATATCTAGAGCTTTATAAGCCTCTAATAACTCCTTATTAGTTGCTTCTTGGGCAAACCATATGCGCTCTATTTCTGCACGTTTAGCAGCTTTAAGCTCCTTTTCGTAGTCGTATTTGTTAGAGGTCATTTTGTAGACCTCATAAATTCAATAGCTCTATCCTCTATAGCTACTGCTACAAAAGGATTTACTTTAATCCAATTACTTAAGTCTTTTAAAGATAAGCCACTCTCAAGAGAATATTCTTGATAAGCCTTATCCCAGTACTTAGATTTTTCCTTTGATAACCAATTCATAATTAATAATTGATAACTGGGCAGTTAAGGTTCACTTGTTAAGAGAACCCTTTAAAACCTCCGCAGAGGCTTTAAGGGATTGTCTAAACGTTTTCTTCAACTATATAATCCATTGCTTTTTGAGCTTTATATATAGTTGATAATTCAGATTTTGTTTCCTCGGTTGCATCTTCTCTTTCATCTAATAGTCTTTCTCTATCAGCTAAAAGCTCGTTGATGTATTCAGCAATGTTTTTTTTCATTGTTATTTGTATTGATGATTTAATATCTGATAACCCATTGAATAGATAGCTTCATATTGAGTATTGCGGATGACATCAAATAAATCATATCTTCCCTCAATCTGAATGTTTATCTCTTGGCAACCTCTAGATAGATCATCATTAACCCATTTAATAAGGTCAGAATTGTAAACGTCTACTAATGAGTCTGTTATCTCATGTAGATAATTTTCAAGGTCTTCCTGGTCGTACTCATTAACAAAGTTCTGTAGTAGATCAGTAATGATTTTGTATCTCCAATTATTAGGAAATTCATCATCATGCAACTCTCTTACAAAATCTTGATAAGTTTCCTTTTGATCTTCTTTAAGTTCAATGTGTCCGCTTGGGTCAATAATGAAAGCATCATAAAACTTTCTTAATTGTTCCTTTTGGTTTGTTGTAGTAATCATTTGATTAATAAGTTCTGGGATTAGTACTAGGTTGTAGTACTGATTGAATTATTACTACAGGCCGCTATCGATAAAATAAAAACATAGAAAATCTTTACAATCTGTAACAATAGACCCTATATATCCCCCCACCCTGTCCAATTATTGTCCTTTTACTGTCCAAAACAAGATAAAAACCCTAAGATCCCAGCTATAAGTTAACTTGCAGTGCTGTCTCTATGACAGTACTACATACAAAAGACTGTATATATAGACTAAATTTGCACAAAAAGTTGTATATATGGGGTAAATCTTAGATTTGTATATATGCGTAAGCCTTTCAAATTTTTGCGTCAAAAACATTTTATAAGACCCTTATAGGACCACCCAGAAGGAAACT